GCGTAACACAGCAGACAACTCCTATGATGGAGAAAAATTATTATATTTGGTTGAGGATGAGGCTGCTAAGTTAGAGCGTCCTATGAACATAGAGAACGGTTGGCGTGTCAGAAAAACTTGTCTTCGTCTAGGTGCTAGGATCATCGGTAAGTGTATGATGGGATCAACATCTAATGCACTAGATAAAGGTGGAGAAAACTATAAACGTATTTACTATGACTCGAACGTCAAGAAAAGAAACCAGAATGGTCAGACTATATCGGGTCTATATTCGCTCTTTATTCCAATGGAGTATAACTTTGAGGGATATATTGACGAGTACGGTCACGCAGTCCTAGAGACACCAGAGAAACCTGTGCGTTCAGCAGAGGGTACTTGGATAACACAAGGCGTAATTGAGTATTGGAACAATGAGGTGGCATCGCTAAAAGCTAACCCTGATGCACTAAACGAATTCTATCGTCAGTTCCCTAGAACAGAATCACACGCTTTCCGTGATGAGACTAAGTCATCTCTATTTAACTTGACTAAAATCTATCAGCAGATAGATTATAATGATAGCTTAATCCAAGACCACGTTCTAACACGTGGCTACTTTCATTGGGCTAATGGAGAAAAAGATACTAGAGTTGTTTGGACACCTGACAAGAATGGTCGGTTCCTAGTATCTTGGATACCGGGACCAGGCATCAATAATAATTATATTACTAAGAATGGGAATAGATATCCAGGTAATGAGCATATTGGTGCGTTTGGCTGTGACCCCTATGACATCTCAGGTGCTACCTTTGGTGGATCAAATGGCTCACTGCACGGATTAACCAAGTTTAATATGACAGGTGCACCATCCAATCAATTCTTTTTAGAATACATTGCTCGTCCACAGACAGCAGAGATATTCTTTGAAGAGGTACTGATGGCTTGCGTGTTCTATGGTATGCCTATTCTTTGTGAGAATAACAAAGCACGTTTGCTTTACCACTTTAAGAATAGAGGCTATCGTGGGTTCTCAATGAACCGTCCTGATAAGCACGCACATAAATTGTCGTTCACAGAAAGAGAGATTGGTGGTATACCGTCATCAAGTGAAGATATTAAGCAAGCACACGCCACGGCAATCGAGACATACATTGAGCGTTTTGTGGGATTAGACATGGAGGGTAACTACCGTCAGCCTGATGAAATAGGCGATATGCCGTTCAATAAGACACTTCAAGACTGGGCTAGATTCGACGTAAACGACAGAACTAAATTTGATGCGTCAATTAGTTCGGGATATGCTATTATGGCAAATCAAAAGCACGTATATTTGCCTGAGAAAAAAGAGTCAAAAATAAGCATTAAATTTGCAACTTACGATAACACTGGTTCCTTCAGTAGAATTAACAAGATATGAACAAACCAACTGGAATATTAATGCCAGATACCCAATTCCCTTCGCAGTTAGCAACTGATGCGGAGAAGGCATCTTGGGAGTATGGATTAAGAATTGGTCAAAGCATCTCATACGAATGGTTTGCTAAAACAGGCAATAGCTGCCGATACTATTCACAATGGATTGATTTCCATAGAGTTAGACTTTATGCTCGTGGTGAGCAACCAGTAGCTAAATACAAAAGCCAATTAGAAGTTGATGGCGATATGTCGCATATCAACCTAGACTGGACTCCTGTACCAATCATCCCTAAGTTTGTTGACATCGTTGTAAATGGTATGCACGACCGCTTATTTGAGGTTAAAGCATATGCACAAGATGCAATGTCATCTAACAAACGCTCTAAGTTTCAAGAGATGGTTGAGGCAGATATGATTGCTAAAGACTTCTTAGTTCAGACTAAGCAAGAGTTTGGTATTGATGCATTCAATGTTCCTGAGCAAGACTTGCCAGAGAATGACCAAGAGTTATCGTTATATATGCAGCTTAATTATAAGCCTGCAATTGAGATTGCTGAGGAGGAGGCAATCAATACTATTTTAGATTTAAACCATTATCAAGACGTTCGTAAAAGGGTCGACTACGACATCACAACAATCGGTATCGGAGTAGTAAAACACTCATTTGTGCCGGGAACAGGAGTTCGTGTTGAGTATGTTGACCCCGCTAACATTGTTTATAGTTACACTGAATCTCCAACATTTGACGATTGTTTCTATTGGGGAGAAGTAAAGCAAGTACCAATCACTGAACTAATTAAGATTAAGCCAGACATTACAAAAGAGGAGTTGGCTGAGATTCAACAATTAGGAACAGCGTGGTACAATTATTATGGAATTATGCGTCCTTATCGTAGCGATATCTTCAATAGAGATGTAGTTACGTTATTATATTTTAATTATAAAACTGACAAGACGTTTGTTTACAAGAAGAAATATCTTGAGAACAATGGCGTTCGTGTAATCCAAAAAGATGAAAATTTCAACCCTCCTGAAGGAACTGAAGAAAGATTCGAGAGAATTGAAAAGAGAATTGATGTATGGTACGAAGGTATTATGGTACCTGGATCTCCTTATTTACTTAAGTGGGAGCTTGCTCGCAATATGGTTCGCCCTAAGTCTGCTTCTCAATATGCGTTACCAAACTACATCGCTGTAGCACCAAGAATGTACAAAGGTATCATCGAGTCATTGACTCGTCGTATGATTCCTTTTGCTGACTTAATTCAAATGACCCATCTTAAATTACAACAAGTTCTACAACGTGTTGTGCCGGATGGTGTGTTCATCGATGCTGATGGTATCAATGAGGTTGACTTAGGAACTGGTGGTGCTTACAATCCTGAGGATGCTCTTCGTTTGTATTTCCAAACGGGTAGTGTTATTGGACGTAGTATGACTACTGATGGTGATTTAAACCATGGTCGTGTACCAATACAAGAGTTAAACACTAATAGTGGTCAAGGTAAGATTACTGCATTGATTAATGCATACAATCAATACCTAAGTATGATCCGTGATGTAACAGGATTGAATGAGGCTCGTGATGCCTCCACTCCTAGTCCGGATGCATTAGTTGGCGTTCAGAAACTTGCTGCATTAAATTCAAATACAGCAACTCGCCATATCTTAGAAGGAAGTTTATTTATCACTCGTAGATTATCTGAAGCGTTGTCGCTTCGTGTTGCCGATATCTTAGAATACTCTGACTTTAAAGAAGAGTTTACTATGCAAATCGGTAAGTATGCTGTTGGTCTTTTAGAAGAAATTAAAGATTTATACTTACACGACTTCGGTATTTTCATCGAGGTTGCTCCTGACGAAGAAGAGAAGTCTCAATTAGAGGCTAACATTCAGATGGCACTACAGCGTGACCAAATCACTCTTGAGGATGCTATTGATATCCGTCAAATGAAGAACCTTAAGTTAGCTAATGAGTTGCTTAAGATGAAGCGTAAGGATAAGCAGAAGAAGGATATGGAGAATGAGCAAGCTAAGATTCAAATGCAGACTCAAGGTAATATCCAATCTTCTCAAGCAGCAGCTCAATCAGCATTACAAAAGGTTCAAGCAGAAGCTCAAGCTAAAGCACAACTTGCTGAAGCACAGATGCAATTTGATATTCAACGTATGCAAGCAGAAGCTCAGATTAAAGAGCAATTAATGCAACGTGAATTTGAATACAATATGCAATTAAAAGGTATGGAGATTGATAAAATCAAAAACCTTGATATGGATAAAGAGAAAGCTAAAGACGATCGCACAAAACTTCAAGCTACTCAACAATCTAAGTTAATTGAACAACGTCAAAAAGACCTTCCAGCGATGAACTTCGAATCAGAAGAAGACTCACTAGATGGCTTTAATTTAGAACAATTCAACCCAAGATAATTTTTATTATTACTTTTGTGCAACTAAATTAAATTAAATGGATAATATTCAAGTAAAACTTGTAGACTTTGAAGAAAAGTCTGTGCAAGAAATCGAGCAACAGTTGCTTGATGAGCACGAACAAAAAATGGCTGAAGATGTAGCTCCTGTAGAGGAGTCACCTATAGAAGAGCCACCTGTAGTAGAGTCACCACAATTTGGCGACAACGACGTTCTTTCATATTTAAAAACAAAATTCAACAAGGAGGTAAACTCTTTGGATGAACTATTTGTAGAGAAACCACAACAACAGGAGTTACTTCCTGAAGATGTAAATGCTTTCTTAAAATTCAAGAAAGAGACAGGGCGTGGTTTAGAAGATTTCTATCGTGTTAACCAAGATTTTTCTAAGGTTAACCCAGAAAGACTTCTAGCTGACTATATGCGTGAGATTAATCCTGATTTTGATGATGAGGATATCGCATTCGAATATGAATCAAAGTTTGCATACGATGAGGATATTGATGACGAGAAAGAAATCAAACGCAAGAAGTTAGCACTTAAAAAAGAACTTGGCAAGGCGTCAAAGTACTTTGAAGAACAAAAGGAAAAATATAAAGCTCCCCTTGAGTCGAGGATGGAAGCTACTATTCCTGCTGAGGACAGAGAAGCTTTGGAATCTTACAAGCAATATATCAGCCAATCTACTGCTATGCAGCAAGACCAGGCTAAAAAGTCGGAGTACTTTATGAATAAGACAAACGAATTATTCTCTGATGAATTCAAAGGTTTTGATTTCAAAGTTGGAGATAAGGAAGTATCTTATAAACCTGGAACTCCAGAGCAGCTGAAAGCTCAACAAACAGACATTTCCAAATTCTTCACAAATTTTGTTGATGAAAATGGATACATTAAGGATGCTAAACAGTATCACAAAACAATTGCTGCGGCAATGAACCCTGATGCAATGGCCAAATTCTTTTATGATATGGGCAAAGCAGATGCGATTGATGATTCAGTTCGTCAAAGTAAGAACATCGATATGAGCGTTAGAAATGCTCCACAGAATATCGAGAAAGGTGGGTTTAAAGTAACGGCATTGGATAGTGATCACGGTAACAGACTTAAGATTAAATCTTTAAAAAACTAAAACCAAAAACACAAAACAATGGCTGGATCAGTTCAAGCTACCCCGGGTTATCAATTAGAGCCCTCAGCGGTAAAGGCAACATTGCCTACAAACTACATTACTAACTTCGATTTCTTAAACCAGTATCTTCCTGATACTTACGAGGCAGAATTCGAGCGTTATGGTAATCGTTCTATTGCATCTTTCTTACGTATGGTAGGTGCAGAATTACCTTCTAACTCTGACTTAATTAAGTGGGCAGAGCAAGGTCGTTTACACACTAAATATGTTGACGTTACTTCAGCTGGTGATGCTGGTGATGATACTGCAGTGTGGACTGTTAACGATGCTAACGTAACTGTTAACTTCCGTGTTAACCAAACTGTATTCTTATCTGCAAATGCTGGTTCTGCTTCTGATAAAGCGGTTATCACTGCAGTAGATACAACTGCTAACACTTTCACAGTTGCTTACTATGCTGCTTCAGGACAATCAATTGCTGTAGATACTGCTTCTACTGCATTCGTTTACGGTTCTGAATTCACTAAAGGTTCATTAGGAATGGACGGTTCTTTAGAGTCTCAAGACTTATTCTTCGAGAACAAGCCAATTATCATCAAGGACAAGTACACTGTATCTGGTTCTGATATGGCTCAAATCGGATGGGTTGAAGTAACTTCTGAGAACGGTGCTACTGGTTACTTATGGTACATCAAATCTGAGCACGAGACTCGTTTACGTTTCGAAGATTACTTAGAGATGTCAATGGTTGAAGGTGTTCCTGCTGAATCAGGTTCAGCTGCTGCTACTTACTTAACAGTTGCTTCTTCTCAAGTACAACCTGGTGCTGCTGGTACTCAAGGTTTATTCAATGCAGTTGCAGAGCGTGGAAACGTTTGGGCAGGTGGTAACCCAACTACTTTGTCTGACTTCGATTCTATCATCCAACGTCTTGACAAGCAAGGAGCAATCCAAGAGAACGTTATCTTCTTAAACCGTAAGTTTGGTTTTGATATCGACGATATGTTGGCATCTCAAAACTCTTATGGAGCAGGTGGTACTTCTTATGGTTTATTCGACAACAGCGAGACTATGGCGTTAAACTTAGGTTTCACAGGCTTTAAGCGTGGATACGATTTCTACAAGACTGACTGGAAATACTTAAACGATGCAACTACTCGTGGTGGAATCGTAGGTGGAGCTATCAATGGTATCTTGGTACCTGCAGGTTCTACTAACGTATACGATCAAATCTTAGGAAAGAATGCAAAGCGTCCGTTCTTACACGTTCGTTACCGTGCTTCTGAAACTGAAGATCGTCGTTACAAAACTTGGATCACTGGTTCTGCTGGTGGTGCTCAAACAAGTTCTTTAGATGCAATGGAAGTTAACTTCTTATCTGAGCGTGCATTATGTACTCTTGGTGCGAACAACTTCTTCTTGTTCGAGAACTAGTAAACTTAGGGGGAGGCTTCGGTCTCCCCTTATTTAATTTGTTTAAAATTTAAAATCAAATAAAATGTCAACTCAGAAAGAATTAAAGGACAAAGTCTATGTCCTTAAAAGAAAAACATTCCCTATCTCATTTATGCTTGCTAGTAGAAATACTAGAAATAAACCTTTATTACATTTTGATTCATCAAAAGGACTTAACCGTGCATTACGTTATGCAGTTAATCAGAAATCTCCATTTGAAGATGAGCAAGATGGAAATTTTATTTTGGAGCCAATCATCTTTGAAGATGGTGTGTTAGCCGTAAATAAGTACAACCAAGTATTACAACAATTCTTAGAATTCCACCCAGATAATGGCGTGTTGTTCGAAGAAGTTGATACTCAGAGAGATGCAACTAATCAGATTGACACATTAAATGCTCAATTAGATGCTCAGATTGCAGCACGTGAATTGGATATCAATACTGCAGATGCATTAGGTCGTGTATTATTAGGAGCTCGTGTAGATAGATTATCTAGTGAAGAACTTAAGCGTGACTTAATTCTTTATGCTCGTAATCACCCACGTGAGTTCTTGAATATGTTAAATGACCCTGAGCTTAAGCTTAATGATATTGCAGCAAAAGCTATGCAAGATGGAACATTCGTATTGAAAAATAAGAAACGTGATATCTTCTTTAACTTACCTGATAACAAGAATAAATTAATGGGTATACCATTTGGTGAGGACCCACTAAAACTACTAGCATCGTGGCTACAAAGCAATGATGGTCTAGACACATACGAGATACTATCTAAAAAGTATCGCTAAATTAAGAGGGCACACTGAGTGCCCTTTTTTTATTATCTTTGTCATTATGATAAATTCTGTATATAACACTGTGCTGAATATTGTCGCCAAGGAGAGAAATGGCTTCATTACACCAGAAGAATTCAACAGCTTTGCAAAGCAGGCTCAGTTAGAATTATTTCAACAATACTTCTATGACTTTCAGAAAACTAAGATTAGTGATTTGAAGGGAATGGAGACTAGTGGGTATTCAGATATCACTAAACAAATAGACCAAACGATTGATTACTTCTCTAAGAATGAAGACTTAGTATATAATTCTGTAGATGGCAAGTTTGATCTACCTAATAACTTTTTCTTATTAAATGTACTATACTATAATGGTAAAGAGGTTACTCACGTGGACCAAGGTAAATTATATTATTTGCTTAATTCCAATTTGACAGCACCTACAGAAACATATCCTACATATGTTATGCAAGGAAGTCAGATAGCTGTGTATCCTACTACTATTACAGATGACATTAATATTTATTATGTTCGCTATCCAGCGGATCCAAAGTGGACATATACAGTAGTAAACGGTAGCCCTTTGTTTAATCAATCGGCTAATGACTATCAAGATTTCGAGTTAGCTATATCTGACTTCCCTAAGTTAGTAATTAAGGTTTGCGAATACGCAGGCGTTAGTATTAGAGAGATGGATGTTACATCAGCGGCTCGTGCAGAAGAAGCATACACTGATCAAAAACAACAATAATGAATCAGGAAAAATATTACACCAATGATGGGGTAACACCCACTGATGCCAATTGGGGCTCTTATCAGAATGTAACATTAGGAGATGTTGTGAATAACTTCATCTTAATGTATACAGATGATGGCGATTTGTTGAATAACATCAACAGATACAAGGTATTATTCCACGCTAAAAGAGCTGTACAAGAATTAAACTACGATGGTAATCGTCAGATTAATGCTTTGCAGTTAGAAGTTGGACACGACCTTAAATTTGTGTTGCCTCCTGATTACGTGAATTATGTTCGTGTATCTTTATTTTGGGGTGGCAATTTGTACCCTATGTTTGAGAATACTCAAGCTAACTCATCTACAGAATTCTTGCAAGACGACCAATATCAAATCTTATTTGATGACCAAGGCAATGCTTTGCAAGGAACATCTAAACTAGACCTATCTCGCATTGATGGAGAGAACTATATGTTGTGCCCATTCAATAATCAGTGGGGCTGGTACGTAGATGGTCTTTGGTACTTCACTTGGGGATTTGGTGCATACTATGGTATGAACACTGAGGTAGCAAATGTTAACCCTACATTTAGAGTAGACAAAGCAGCTGGTGTTATTAACTTTAGTTCAGGTGTATTTAACCAATCAGTAGTATTGGAGTATATTTCCGATGGTTTGTATCCAGGTGATGACAATCAGATTGTTATCAATAAATTAGCAGAAGAGTATATCTACTCATATATTAAGTGGGCTATCTTAAATACTAAAGCAAATCAGCCTGAGTATGTTATTAATAGAGCTCGAAAAGAAAAAGTTTCTAACTGGAGAAACGCAAAGATTAGATTAAGTAATTTACACCCAGGTCGCTTGTTGATGAACATGAGAGGCCAATCTAAGTGGATTAAGTAAATGATAGAACTTCAAAGAAATTTCCTTTCGGGGGTCATGAATAAAGATCTTGACCCTCACTTTTTACCTGATGGTGCGTATAGAGATGCACTCAATATTATTGTGGGCGATTCTGATGGAACATTTGTTTCTGAAGAAGGCTCACATAATGGGGTAGCACAAAATTATTTAGGTAACGTATTAAAGGGAACGGACTACGAGTTAACCAATGCAATGTGTATTGGTTCTTTGGCTTACGAGACTAACAATTGTATTTATTGGCTAGTAACTTCTGATGAACAAGATGCAATATATGAGTATAATGAGACATTAGATTTAAAAACTACTGTATTAATATCTGTTCGAGGGTTAGATGGTAAAACTCAATTGAATTTCAATAAAGAGTTTTTTGTTACAGGCATAAACTATATTAATGGGTTACTTTTTTGGACTGATAATTTAAACCCTCCACGTAGAATCAATATTGATCGTGCAAAGAACTATCCAATTGACCCATTAACAGGAAGTAGTATTTTTACGGAAGCTGACATCAATGTTATCTTAGCTCCTCCATTGTCTGCTCCAACAATTAATTTATATTCACAGGGTGAAGCTAACAACTTAGAGAATAAATTTTTATACTTTTCTTACAGATATAAATATTTAGACAACGAGTATAGTGCTCTATCTCCATTCTCACCTGTAGCATTCTTTCCAAAAGAATATGCATACGATTATGGTGTATCAGAGAACGTATCTATGGTTAACAACTTTAACACAGCAGATATAACTTTCAACTCTGGCCCTAAAACTGTAAAAGAGATTCAGTTGGTTTTTAGAGACACATTAAGTACTAATACTTATGTAATTGATAATTTGATTAAAGAGGCAAATGGATATGCTGATAATACGGAATATTCTTTTCAATTTAAAAACAATAAAGTATTTACATTATTGCCAATTGAGCAAGTAAATAGATTGTTTGATAATGTGCCTATTAAGGCTAAATCACAAGAATTAATTGGAAGTAGATTAGTATATGGCAATTATACTCAGTTTTTTGATTTACTGAAGGATAACTACGAGCCTATTAATCCTGATTTCTCGGTATCTCTATTATCTAACTCTGTAGTAAGTGGAACGCCTACTCCTACATTTAAGAGTAATAGAGATTATGAAATTGGTATTGTTTACTTAGATGACTACGGCAGAACAACTACTGTAATTACTCCAACAGATAATACCAATACAATTTACATACCTCCTGCTAATGCTGTTGATGCGAATAATATTCGTATCACAATTGATGGTACTTATCAGCCACCATCTTTTGCTACACATTATCGTTTTATGATTAAGCAAGATAAGCAGGATTATTACAATGTATTCCCATTAACTTATTTCAAGGACGGTCAGTTTAAGTGGTTTTTGATTAATCAAGCAGACCAAGATAAAATATCCGTTGGGTCTTATGTTTATTTAAAGGGAGAGTCATCTAACACTAATATTCAATATAAGATATTAGACATTCAATCGAAGTCAGCTAACTTCTTAAACACGTCAAATGTTGATCAGCCAGCTGGTATATATTTTAAAATAAAAATAGAGGACACTGTTCTGCCTCCTGTTACGTATTATACAGATTCTAATGCAGGTGGATTAAGTACATTAGCTCCTGTTGATTTTAGATTTGATGTTGCTGAGAATGCTATATTCTATGGTCGTGGATTAAATGATATGACCACTGGCAATTCTAATATATTTACAGGTACTAATGATATTAGATTCTATGTACAAATAGATAGTGTAGGCGTAACAGATACCTTTAAATATTATGCTACTTATGATGGTACATATAAAGTTCTTGTTGCTAGTAACCAAGCTATAACAGCTGGTGTAGACCAAACACTAACATATTCTGGACAAAGTTGTGATATTAATTTTGCTGCAAACACAGGGCATAGATTAGACGACTATTGGGTTGTTAACTGTAGAAGTGATTTAGGTAAGAATATTTTTGGTGGAGATACTTATGGTCCCGACCCAACATATTATGCACTTACAACTCCAACTTTCTTTACATTTGACAATTGGAGTGTTAGTCCAAGCAATGATGAAGATAGACCAATTAAAGCTGGTGCTGTATTGACATTTAAGTACAAGGAAACAAATGGAACTGACCAATGGATAAGTCAAACATTTATTTCTACGAAAGACTATGTTAATATAGAAGAATGGTTTATTGAGGATTCTGCATATCAAAAATGGTCTCAACTAGATGATGCAAACCAAAGTATTGGACCTAAACTTATTACCTTCAGAAGAGGTTATATTATATCTACCGCAAGACCTGGTACAATTGACCAAGGAAGTGTTATAAGTTCGACTACATTAGCTTACCCTGTGTATATGTATATGTTTACAGCACAAGGGGGTACTAATCCTGCAACAGATACTGTATTGACTCTTCAGCAATCTGAAAAGCCATCTTTATTTGAAACAGTTCCAACTGACACCAACCAAGATATATACTATGAGCTTTCACAAACGTATCCTATTATCGATGGCAATCACTATGGAAATGTTGACAATCAGGACATTGCATTGGGTGCTCCGGCGATAATAGACTTAAATACGCTTGATTTCAACTCTGACTTTAATGCGTTTACATTTGGTAATGGAGTAGAAAGTTTTAGAATTAGAGATGACTGGAACTCAGCAACAATGCAATATAGTCCACGTGCTAATTCAACTATCGAAGGATATGAACAACAAACACTTGTTCAGGCACTAACTTATAGTGGTATATATACTCAAACATCTGCAATTAATAGATTGAATGAGTTCAACCTATCACTTGGTAACTTTAAGTATTTAGATAGATTCTTTGGGTCTATTCAAAAATTATTCTCTCGTGATACAGATTTAATTGTTCTTCAAGAGAATAAGATATCTAAAGTGCTTTATGGTAAAAACCTATTGAGTGATTCAGTTGGTGGTGGTGTAGTAGCATCTATTCCTGAGGTATTGGGTACTCAGATTTCTTACGAAGGTGAATATGGTATTAGTTTAAACCCTGAAAGTTTTACTAAATGGGGTAACGATTTATTCTTTACCGATGCTAGACGTGGTGCTGTTATGGCATTACAACCTAATGGATTATTTGAGATATCTTCTCAAGGAATGAAGAACTGGTTCAAAGCAAACCTAGATACTAATACGGTAAAACTAGGTATGTTTGATCCATACTTTGAGCATTATGTTTTGGCGTTAGATAATGATAGACAAATTAAAACTTGCTCATTATCTGTAACACCTACATCTTTATCATTTGATGGTTTAGCTCAGAGCAAAACATTCTACATAGAATCTAATTCTGATTGGGAGATAACTGTTCCGACTAATACTTGGATTACATTAAGTGACAGATTTGGCTCTAATAATCAATTGATTACAGTTACAGTTACAGAAAACACAACAACTGCTAGAGACTTAGATATAACAATAAGTAGTTGTGCTGACGATGTTGTATTAAATATTAGCCAAACTGTTTTATACGATTGGTATGAGTTGTTAGATTGCGACACATCTGAAACATCTTATAGTATTCAATATGCAGCAGGAACCTATGAACTTAATGATCGTGTTACTTTTGGTGATGCAACATTTAATATTGTAGATGTATTACACGAAGAACCTGTTGGGGTATTAATAGATGTTGAATCTACAGGGCTTCAGGGATGTCCTACTCCAGCTGCTTTTTGGTATCAGTTATTTAATTGTTTTGACAGCTCTACTGCTAATTCACAAAGTTATGCACCAGGTGTATTTAATATAGATGATAGGGTTACATCAGGAGGATCAACATATGTTATTACAGGGGAGATAGAATATAACCCTGGTGGAACATTATTAGCAATTACGCCTACAGGAGAAACAGGGTGTGAGACATTGACTACTTATTATGAGTTATCAGAATGTTCTCCTGGAACAGGATATGCTTTCACTACAATTGTACCTGGATCTGTTGGAAGGAGATATGTATTACCATATCCAACTGAAACATTCTATACTTATACAGGATCAACATTAACACAAAGCACTGTTCCTCCTGGATATAATGGTTCAATTCAAATAACATCGTTCTATAGTTGTCCGTAATATTAAAATAAGTAAATTTGTAAGCATATGGCTAACTATACAATAACATATTCTCCAAGATTATCAGGATGGACATCATACCACTCATATTTACCTGAGTGGATGGTGTCTATGAATAATTATTTGTACACATTTAAGAACGGTAATTTATACAAACATAACTCCAACACAACTAGAAATAGTTACTATGGTGTATTGTACCCATCTAAAATAACAACCATATTCAATAATGATCCGTCTCAGACTAAATCATTTAAAACCATATCTACCAACTCAACGACTGCTTGGGATACAGCTATCTTAGCTGACCAAGGAGAAGGGTATATCGATGCAGATTGGTATGCATTAAAAGAAGGTACTTGGTACGCTTATATCAGACGTAACGAAGCTACACATAGCGATGTGTCTATGACATCTGTGCAGGGTATAGGTAATGTGACTACGTATGCGGCAGGTGTACTTACGTTTGCGTTTAATATTGGCGATATTATTAGCACAGGAGATGCACTTTATTGGGTTAACTCAGGCGTACTTACGCTAATTGGGACAATTACTGCACACACTGCGACTACAGTAACCGTGAGTGTGACTGGCACCGCACCAACAAATGGGAGCTTTATTCTTTATGAGAAGAGCCCGGTAGCAGAGTCTAGTCCAACAAGAGGAACTTACTTGAGCGTAGAGTTTACAAATAACGATACAGATTACACAGAAATGTATATGGTAACTTCTGACGTATTCAAGAGTTATCCTTGATAATTTAATTATATTTGTAGAATGAAATTTAATATTAGGTTACTAAACGAAAGTGACTACGATAATACATTGGTAAAATGGTGGAAAGATTGGAGATGGCAAGCCCCTCCAAAAGAAATGTTACCCAACAATGGATTAGGTGGTTTTATGATTTCAAAAGAAGATGTGAATATTTGTGCAGGTTTTGCATATTTCACTAATTCAGGAATCGCATTTTGTGAGTTTATAGTATCTAATTTTGAATACAAAGACGAGGATAGGCACGAAGCCATTGAGTTATTAATTGAAACAATATCTCAGGCTTGTAAAGATGCAGGGCATAAAGCTGTTTGGACTTGTCTTATTAATAATAGTTTGATTAGTAAATACGAGAACTGTGGATTTACAAAGTCAAACACCAATTGTACAGAAATGATTAAATTATTATAATATGGCAGCAATAACAGCAGCAGTAATCGCAGCAGGTGGTGCTGCATATAGTATTATTCAAGGAGCAAACGCTAAGGCAGAGGCAGAACAAGCAGCTGGCAAGGCTGCTCAATCTTTAGCTCAAATGCAAGAGGCTGATAAGTTTGCAAACTTACAAGTACCCACTCTTGGATTAGAGATGGCTCAACAAAATGTTCAAGCACGTCAGGCACAACAACTTCAAGGTTTAAAAGATATTGGAGCTGCTGGAGTATTAGGTGGACTTACTGCATTAAATCAACAAGGTCAACAAGAAGATTTAGCTTTATCGGCTCAAGCTCAACAAGCTCAGTATGCTCGTGATTTAGCTCAAGCAGAAAACGCTCAAGCAGTACAACAAAGAAATGTAGCAAGATTAGCAGCATTAGAGCAACAAAGATTAACGGGTGCTCAAGCTGCTGCTGCTTATGGTCAACAACAAATCAATTCAGGTATTCAAGGATTGGCTCAGACAGCAGGAAATGTATTGGTTCAATCTATTAAAAATGAACCTTTGTATGGAGACCAAACGAATGCTGAATTAGGAACAAAGGGTAATCCTATTTGGGCGGGTCAAAAGGCAACTCCTGAAATGCAAGCTGCTCAAGGTCAATATGAGAACTATCTAAAAAATAATCCTTTGATGCCTACTGGCACAGGAGTATTAGCTCCTACTCCTCCTATGGCACCAGGTATGGGTGTATTAGCTCCATTAAATTGGAATCAACAACCTGCTCCATATTCTTGGTCTAGTTTAGGATTTTAAATAAAAAAATAAAATGGCAGAATTTGCAGGATATGTAGGCAATCAAGTACCTCCAATAGATTGGGGTAAAATTGGTACGGACTTATACGATAAAATAAATAAGGTCAACGACGAGAGAAAGGCTGAGAAGCAAAAAATCGACGATGATTATAATGAGGCATTTTCTAAGATAGGCGAGTACGAGCAGACCACGGATCAATCTCTAAACGAGATGATTTATAAAGGTGTTGATGAAGTTCGCAATGCCATGAAAACTCAATACGATTTATTAAAAAAAGGAGCCATTACAATGGCAGACTATAAGTTGTATAAGAACACTGCAATGACCGATTGGTCTACATTGAATAAAGCAGTTAAGGGTTATGGAAATACTATTGCTGGTATTCAAAAGATTATTACAGAAGGTAAAATGTCTGGACTTGGTCAATATAATGCATTGACTTACGCTAAACTTAGCAACTTAAAAGATGCTAAGATTATGGTTAACCCTGAGACAGGCAGATTATATCGAGCAAACATTGATCCTAAAACAGGTACAATTGCATCTGACTCACAAGTTTACAGTCCATCAGCAATGCTTAACCCAGGAAACTTGGTTGACTTGAAGGTTGATATTAACGACGGAGTTACCACGTTTTTGAAGCGTGTTGCTGATTATGGTGTATCTGTTGATAAAGGAAGTGGCAAGATTTTAAATATTGAAGATGCACGTAAAAACCCTTCATTCAATAAAGCATTAGATGCACAAGTCAATGCATTAACTGTAACACCTCGCTCAACTACAAGTGTGCTTACTGATTATATTGGAGACTACCAATTCTTTGAATCTGACGCACAGAAAAAAGAGTTAATAGCAAAAGGTGTTAAGGAGGAAAAGTTAATCAAGGTAGAGAGAAAGAATGGGGTCTACGAACCTGTTCCTACAGACAAACAAGAAGACGTTGCAAAGCAATATGTTCGTGACCAAATTGAAGTAGGTGTTGGGTATAAAGAAACACGTACTCAAGGATTCGCTCCTCAACAACCTAGAGAAGTAAAAAAACCAAGTGCTACTGAAATCAAAGAAGATAAACGTATTCAAACTATTACAACCAAAGCAGAAACAGCTAATAAGATTTGGGCAGCTAGACAAAATAGCCCACAATGGCCATTACTTAGATCTGCTGCATCTGACCGTGGTTTAGATTCTCCTAAAGTTACTTTTGTTAGAGAAAGAGATTCTGCAGGCAATTTACTTCCTCCAATTATTAGGATTACTGGTAACGAGATGACTGTAGATGAAGGAGGTAGAAAAAAGAAAGGTGCATTGGTTGTTAGAGACTTGAAGAGTCCTGAAGATGTATACACTTATATTAGTACTAAGCAAGATCCATTAGCCGCATCTTCTGATTATATTGAAGGTAATGAGTATTTTGAAGCAAATAGAGGGCAATCAGCAGCACCTGCAACAAGAACAAGAGTTTCAGCTCAAGGCTGGCAATAGTTAATATAAATATATAATGGCAAAACAAAGATTAGTAAAAAAAGGTAGCCAATATGGTATCTTAGACGAAGCGTCTAACACAGTATTACCTATTTCAGAGAATATGAAACTTGTTCAGAAGCAAGGGCAATATGGTATTTTAGATGGCGATTCTGTTATTCCTATTGATAACTTCTCAGAGAGTATTACTGAGTCGGACTTAGATATATTAAAAAAAAAAAATTCTACGGAATCCGTTGGTCAACCAGCTCCAAAACCTACTTCATCGGTATCTCCAAAGATTCAAGGGAGTGGACTTGTGGCTTCTCCTGCAAAAGCAGGTAAAGAAGAGGTTGGTGTTATTGATGACCTTTGGAATTCATTTAAAGGAGCTGGTGCTAAAGCATTAGCTTCTATTGCTGCTGTACCTCAGTTTGCACAAAATGCTGCTATAGATATTATGTCTAGTGTAACCGGACGCTCTAGTGATTTCAATAAATTACCATCGAATGTCAAGAAGCAAGTAAGAGATGCAATAGCAGGATCTCTTAGTGCAGCCACACCTACAGGTCGCTTTGCACAAGCATCTCAAGAAGCTACAGATTATCTTAATAAAAAATCTGAAGACATCTACAAGAAGACTCGCCAAGAGGAGGTTGATGTTATAGATGAGTTATCTAAATTTAAAGATAACCCAAATGCAGAATCCATTCAGAAAATTCTTTACCAAGGATTAAAGACTACGGTAGAATCTATACCATATATGGCTATTGGTGCCGTTAGTTTACCTGCAATGGGAGTTACGGCTGCTGCAGCTAAAAGAGCTGAAGATGTAATAAAAGAAGGGAATGTTGGCATAGGTCAACTATTAAATGCTGGAGTTACTGGTGCGGCTGAAGCTGTATTTGAAGGCACAACTCAAAAGATTTTAGGTAAAGCAGCTAAGGCTGCATTAGGAAATCCTACTGCATCTAAAGCAGTTGCTGAAGGATTTGTTAAGTCTATCTTTAAAGATTTTGGTCAAGAAGGGGCTTCTGAAGGAGCCACAACTTTAATTCAAGAGTTATCAGACAAGATAACAAAAGGTGAAGAAATTAAATTTTGGGATTTAGCTAAGAAGGTTGGCAATAGTGCTATTCTAGGTGGACTTTCAGGAGGAGGCATATCAGCTACAGGAGCTGGTGTTGGTGCAGCAAGAAGATATGTAGCAGGCAAAATTATGCCTAAAGAGCAAATAGAAAAGATAGACAATAATATTAAGACTATTCAAAGTCTAAATCTTGAGCACGGAGAAGATGTTGACCCTCGTGTTAATGAGATTGTCAATAAAAAAATAGATGAATTATTAGCAGAGAATGAAGCTATTGTTTTTGAAAATGAAAAGATTGCTGAAAATTTATCTGCGGATCAGGTAAAAGAAATATTTGACATTGACGATAAATTAGAAGAAAACTATAATAGTGCAAAGTCTATTATTGACGATGCGGCTATGGATGATAACGCAAAGAAGTTATTATTAGATGATTTATTAAAACAACAAAATAACCTTAAACAACAAAAAGATGCCATTCAAAAGCAAGCAACAAGTCAAATATCTGTACAGCCAGAAACCGGAATTAGCGGAGAAGTGGCGAAAGGAGAACCCCAAGCAGAACCTCAAGTCCCTGCCGAAGAAGATAAAAGGGAAGAAATAGAAAGAAGAAGAAAAGAGGAGTTGCAAAATAGAGTCGTATACGACAGAAAACCAACTATAGAAGATGGAGAATTTAAGTTAGTAGGCGACCCTAATAATATTATTTATAGAATTAATGAATTTACTGGAAAACTTGAGCGAAAAGATACTGAAACTGGACTGTGGACAAAATCAGGTACACACGGAAAGCTTGAATTAGAATCAGCACAAAGAACCGGTTTTGAAAAACTAAAAGAAAATATTAATTCTAAATACGATGCAGAATTAGCAGCATTAGAACAACCTATAGAAGAAGTTAAAGTCGAAGAAGTAACAACTCCTTCTGAAACAATTGAAGTATTTCATGGTGGAGATTTACCTTCATTAGAAGAAGGTAGACCTTTGTACGTATCAGAAGATGCTAGTCAAGCGAACGAGTATGCAAAGATGTCTGGTGGAGAAGTGTCAAAATTCTTTTTAGACAAAAATAAAATAGCTAGCGAACAAGAGGCTTTCGATATAATGGAAGAATTGGGGCTAGATTCATTTGGAAATTTCTTTGAACTTATTGATCCTAGATTTGATGAGGCATTTTCTGAAGAAGACATAAAGAGGGTTTTTGACACATTAAAAGAAAGAGGATTTGAGGCGGTAAGATATACTGATATTGATCAAAAAGATTTAAAGTCAGGTATTGAAAACATACTAGTTCTTGATGCCTCTAAATCACTTAAAACAGAACCAACTTCTGCCACAGAGGTTAAAGAAGAAGTAGTAGTTACACCTCAACAAAAGGCAGAACAAGTTACTGCAGTTAAAAAAGGAATTGATGCTGTTAATAAAGCTGTGGAGCGTGGTAGACCTTTAAAGAAAGCTGTCGAAGGTGGTATTGCATTTATGCAAAAAACAATTGCCTATGAACAAGCGGATGACGTTACTCGTGAGCAAATGCTTCGTGACATCAATAAGAAGTTTGGTGTAAAAGAAAAGAAGGCTCCATCTGTTAAAAAGGTAATGGGTGAAACTACTCAAAAGAAAGTTACAGTCAATGAAATGACTGCACTTAAAGACCAAATAAAACTTGAATCTAAAGCAGCTAAAGGATCCGAGAAAGCTACTGACCAAATCAGAAAAGATGTAGTAGAAAAGGTTAAATCTTTTATTACTAGAGGTGGATTAAGTAAAGCCCAACAAAAGTCTTTATTAAGCTCTTTAGCTAAAACTAACATCTTAAACCCTGTAATGCGTGAGCGTTTATTTGAACGTATGCAAAAGATGTTCAAGCGTGCTGACTATCAGGATAGAATTAAGGAGGCAACTACTTTTAGAAATAAAATCAAAAAGTTAGCCAAGTCAGATACGTTGCAGGCATCTGTTGCTAACATGGCTAGGGATTTTGGTAAAGTGATACCAGAGTTTACAGATGTTGACCAATATCTAGAAAAAGCTAGAGAGGTGTATGGTGCTATTAAAAAACCAATTAGAGCAGCTGCTCTTATTGAGGATATCAATGCATTCACAAAGAAAGAGTTAGCTAAACAAGAAGAGAAGGTAAAGAATACTTTACTTGACCAATACGATTATCTAGCTGAAGCTGGATTAATAGATGAGTCTATGAGTTTAGCTCAAATACAACAATATGTAATGGATGTAGAATCAGGTACTAAACCTGATGCAACTGTTAATGAAGCTAAGATTAGAGAAAACTTGGGTGAATTGTTTGATTCAATGTCTGATATCGTAGATTCAATTGTCAACGAAGAATACAATCCACTTACAGGAGAAGAAGTTGAATTAGATAATTACACAAAAAATCTAATTAAGAACTTCACTAGTATGGATTTGAATGATATGTCTGTTAGAGACTCATACAGAGCTGTGGAGGCATTAGAAAACTTCTTAGTTAATGGCATTGTTGATAATATGGAAACAATGTACAAGACTTATGAAGGTGCAGAGAAGGCAACAGGATTAGCTAATCAAGGCATAGTAGCAGAAAGTTTCAGAAGAGTCTTTGGAGGTAAGGGAATGAACTTCTTGTCTCAGGCTTGGACATCTGCATTCTCGCCTGTTAAATCTACATTGGATTTAGTTCACAGAAGTCGTGCTGTTGGATCAAAAGTTTTTGATGCAATGGGTCTTCGTGATTTATCAAATCAATCAAGTAGAGCTAAAACAGAAGCTAATAATATAGATAAGGCTTACAATGAGAAATTTGGGAAGAAAAAACCAAACAACAAGGATTTTAATGATGTAGAGAATGTATTCGAAAGAGGTATCTATGCACATTTAAGAAGAAATGTTGTGGGTACGGCTGAGGAAATGAAAGTTGAATTTGACAGACGTAAAAATCAAATTGTTGAAACCATTGATGCTTTATTAAAATCTCAAGATGACAAGTTAGTAAAAAGAGGTAAGATTATTGACTCAATATTTGAGAATATAAAAGATGCTGAAGATATCAGTCAGGTTGAATCATACATAGACCCAATTAATCAGGATGCGGTTAAGTGGTGGAATGCTATTTTTGATAAATACTATCCTGAGGTAAAGCAGATTGCAGCATCTGTTTACAATACTATATTGGAAGATGATATTAATTATTCTACTGATAACTATGAAAATATTGTAGAAGACAAATCTAAGGATGTTAATGAGCCTTCTTCATATAGAATGGGATTTGATTTCTTAAATCAATCTAAATCAGGCACATTAATGAAGAATAATCGTATCAAAGGTATTCCTCAGAATCGTGTAATAAGTTTTGATTTTGATTACAATAACTCTTCTGCATTTCACAAAATGCTTACAGATGTAAGAACTGCACCTTCTGTTCAACAATACAGAGGATTTGTTCAGTCTCCTGCATTTGAAAAGATTTATCCAAATGTTAGAGAAAGAAATGTAATTCAAAATAAATTAAACTATTATGTAAACGAGGTTCGCTCTAAAAATGTAGCTACTGGTTCTGTTAACGAAAAGGCTTTTGCTAAAGTTATCCAAGCAGTTAGTAGATACGGAACATCTCGTGCTTTAGGTGGTGCTTTATCAGGTCTCAAACAAGCATCAACAGCCCTTGTTAACACAGCTGTTTCATTGATGAATGATCCTAAGTCATTTGGCAAAGGTGTGTCTTTATTAACTAATAAAGATGCAATGGACTTCTTGAATAATTCAGGATATGGTATTGCTAATCGTGGTTTAGAATCACAGACAGCCATTGAATCTGCAAATAAGATTATTGAGCAAACAGATGTTAACTCAGCTAATAAGGTAGCGGAAACTGTAGCAAAGGCAGGTAAGATATATCTAGAATACTCACTTAAGAATGGTGACGTTTTAGGAGCTAGAGCATCTTGGATGGCATATTATGTTCATAAGTTGAAGCAACTTGGATACAACACAGATAATATTGATTGGAAAAATCACAAGTTAGTTAAAGAAGCTGGTGATTACGCAGAAGACCAAATCAATTTACAACAAAACGTATCTGATGCGGCAATGATGGGTAAGTTCCTGACAACTAAGAATCCATATGCAACTATTGCTAGATCAATGGTGATACCATTTAGTAGTTTTATTTTCAATGCTAAAGATAAAATAACTACAGATGTAACTATTCTTACATCTAAGAATTCTAACAAGCAAGATAAAATTGATGCATTAAAATCATTAACGGCAACTGGTGCTGAGATGGTTGCTTTTGAAGCAATGTCTGCTGCTATTAGTTCTGGAATTGTTATTGCGGCAAATTCAATACTTGGTATCGATGAGGACGAAGATGAAAAAGAGAAAAGAAGAAATCAGTATATAAATTCTGCATTCACTAGATTTACTACTGATGTATTATCACCAATACCTAATATCGGAGATAAAGCAGTAGTTGGAATCATGAATGGTTTATTGGATTTAGCCCAAACTGATTTGGATGAAGAAGATAAGTTTAAGTTATTTTCATACAAACCTGAAAGTGAATTAGATGCTATGTTGAATCTAATAGGAGGTATCCCAGAAGTGGCTACTAAACCTTTCATAAACATGGGTGATACTATATATAAAATATCTAGTGATAGCTATGTTGATAAATTTGGCAACGAGATAGAGTTATCTAATGAAGACAAGCAAAAACTAGGATTAGTATTGGCTGTGGAATTACTGGGAGCAAGTAATATTTTGCCTTCTGAAGTTGTAAGACTAAATGAAAAAGTAAAACAGACGATAGAAAAAGAAGCTAAATAATAAAAATGGGGACCATAAGTCCCCTTTTTAATTAATCACCTTATACGCAATTCTAACTTAAAAATCTTAGTTTGTAAAGTGTAGAGCTTAATAACTCTTGAGTGTTGTCAACCATTTGTTGTAAGTAACCATCAGTTAATGTAGAACGGTATCCTTCAAATGCTGTCATCTTTTCTTTCAAGTAATCTACCATATCAACGTTTTCTTCTAATTTAAAAGACTTGTATCCTTTGATGATGCCGTACTTGCCTTGGTAAGCCTCAACGTAAGCGTCGAACTGGTCAACGATGCCGTCATATAATTCATTCAAAGCCTTGTGCTCTGCGAATGATGATGTCTGTAAGTGTGCGATGTGAGATACATTCTCAATCTCCATTAATGCACTAACGTATTCTTGAACTGTCATAATCTTATATTTTCACAAAAATACTAAAATATATTTACTAGTCTTGCAATAGATATTCTATTGCATTTAATAATATATCAATATCATCACGCAACAAGCCAATACCACGATTACACTTATCACACAATAATCCTCTAATTCTGCCTGTGTTGTGATCATGATCTACACAGAAATTGAATTTTTTAGTACTAATTATTTCGGATATATGTTTTTTACATATGCCACAACAATTATTTTGCTTTAAAAGCATTTCATCGTATTGCTCGATTGTCATATTATATGATTTTTTTAAATCATATTTTCTCATATAATCACGTGACCTCTGAGGCTTTTTAGCTTTTTTAACACAATCGATACACCTAGACTTGTATCCGCAAGGTCTATTATATCTCTTATGGAAATCCTCTAAAGGCTTTTCCTGTAAACATTTAGTGCAAGTCTTTTTCAAAATATATGTAATAATCTAGCTACTTGTCCATTATTTTTATGATGTATAAATCCTTCAACCGCCTTAGGACTATGAGCGTATCCGGAACGATGGTGCCAACTATCGGTACCACTGGGAGATCGGAGAGACTCGACGCAAACGCCCATGTAATCCTTAGAAGACTTGTGGTGCACGTGATGAGTATAAATGTAGCGGTGTTTTGAGTCTGCCCACTCTTTACTTGCTTCATGAGCCATTAATAGGGGTAAGTCTGATACCTTAGCCCCGTCTCCGTGTGTTGTGCCAATTAGGTTTGACCCATATTGTGTGTACTTACGGTGGGCAATAGAGCAATCAAATGTGATGTTTGGATTATTGTGGAACCAAGACTCGATTGCATCGGCTAAAAAGAAGCCATTAGTATAGTCGTGGTTTGATGGATTAAATACAAAGTGAACGTCAGCTATACCAATCAACATCTCGATGACCTCGATATATAGCTTCTTAGCGACTCTAAAGTTGTCGTACCACATTCCATCTGTGTCCTGTGGAGTTCCACTTGTAGTCGTACGTTTTGGGGTGTCTATGTGAAGGATATCATTGCCACCTACAAAAAGAATCTTGTCAATATTAAAACCTGATGCTTTCTGTACAATTCCACGTACACCATCAAGTACACGTTGGACAGCAATTTGATTGTTGTAGTCATCTCCAGTCTCAAAAGAGGAGGCTAACTTACCAATGTGAATGTCAGCTGGATCAACAACTAATAGGTGACCATCCTGAATGTTACTGCGATCTAACTTAGGATATACAGGTGCGTGTTTTTGCATCTCAGCCACGATATCAGCTCGCATGTCATGATATGTTTGCACCGGGTCTTTCTTGTCAACCTTGACAAAAATAGACTGCTTATCAGTCTTCAGCCAGTAGTGCGATACCTCACCGATTGGTGCACCTTCTTTATCACACTCATCGTTTAGGCTGCGATGTTCTGTTCTTAAAATGTATTCGGAAATTCTTTTGCGTAGCGTATCGACATTTCTGTCGTGCATATTATAATTCTCCTGTACTCTTCTAGCAATCTCAGCTTTGTTAAGATCGCCTTGTTGGTGTAGTTCTAGTGCGTATTCTAGGTAAGGTTTCATCACGTAATAG